TGCTCCCGACCATTGGTACATTGAAAATGTCAAAGGAGCGATCCGGGAGTTCAAGCCTTACCTGGGAAATCACCATCAAAAGATAGGTCCATTCTTTGTTTGGGGAAACTTCCCAAAGATTTGTGTACCACGTATGATTTTGAAAAAGGATGATGCTTGGTCTACAAATCCCTTGAGAGCCAACATACGAGCCAAAATCCCAGGTGAAGTTTCCATTGCCATCAAACAGGCCCTCGAATGCCAATTGAAGATAACTTCATTTTAATCCAGGTGTCACTTCATCGCTTTGCGAGTTTTAACATGAGCCTTCGTCATCAAACTACTAATCTTAGATCGGGGATGTTTCTTTTTCAAGGCTTTGAGTTGACGGCCGAATTCCCTGGAGTACTTTGAAACCTTTCTTTTCTTTTTCTTTGGTGCAGCTGCAGCGAGAGTAGCGCCTTCACTTTCCCTCTCTGAACTAATCAGGGATCTAAGTGCTTCGTATTCTTCAAGTGTTAGTGTCACATGTGCCATTCTTATGTCCTCCGTGTTAATGATGTAGTCCACATCGCTAGAGCGACAGCCCTTGCAACCGGAGCCAATCGTGGATTAAAGATGCTAATCATAGTTGCCTTGCGGGCTAAACGACGGTCGTCAGCCGCAGAACAACCCCCATCAGCACAAGCACGGTCATGGACTTTACAAGCCGAATCAAGTTTACTAAGTGATTTGACCGACCAATCGACTCGAGGGTCATTAGCGGGCAGGGCTCTGCCTCCGGTCCAATTTGGTCCGCACCAATTGCCATGAATAGCGACCATCCGGTCACCTTCAAGCAGAGAGTGCTTCCCCTTGTACTAAGGCTGCATAGATATCAGCGGTAACTTTGGCACGAGCGCACCAAACACGCCATTCGCAGCCTTTGGTAGATAGGTTGTTTAGACCTTCGATCTGAACAAAGAAGTCATTTGTACTGATGATGCCTATATAATCGAGAGCATTAGCAGTCGGGGTTTCAGGACTGACATCTTGGAATGCAACAACACCGCCACGGATTACCTTTTCACCAGCACCTAGAACATTGGTTGAGTTAATCCTTCCAACGCTGTCCCGGGAAGTAGCCGATAGAGAACAATTTACCGCTGCGTTGACTCCGACTTGGGCGTCAGGACTGCCCGGATTCAGATCGATTGCGTACACAAGGAGTACCTCCCTGGACAGAATATCTAAATTCAATTGTACCTGTTCTTCAGCAAAAGTGTTCAGAACGGTTTCAGGTGTAGAACCACTGATAGTGATAATCGCAGATGTGACAGAGATCCCCTTAGTCATGAGGTGTGCTATCTACACCCGGTGTATAAATGATACTACTACAAATAAATAATATAACTCTACCTAGTCTTGAACATCTGCTACGGAAAGTGCAGGTAAAAGGGGCGCAGCCACTTGAATCTGCTACTCGATTTGACCCCCTCTCTAAGGTTAGTTAATTAACTAAGTTCTACTGGGCCTAACTATGCGGGCAACTAAAACCTTCAGCATCAAGATTGCAACGATAAAACGACTCAAGACCGAGGTATCTTCAGGCTATCGGTCCGCTTTTGTGGACGATTCCATCATTAATCGATTAGATCAGGGGCAAGAATTCAGTATTATTGACATTCCACCACGGAATAGAGCTGCATCTTTGCTAAGTTGCGATGAAGTACCTAATCACATCAAGGTCACGATTAGACATTGGCTCATGGGAAATGATTTAGAATGACTCCAATGTGGAAATTATACCAATGCCAACGATGTTTGAATAAGATTTTGAAGTGTATGAAAGCCAAGCCACGATATTGTGAGACTTGCAAGGTTGAATCATCACTACACATAACGGAGTGGATTCAATGAAACTTTTCATTGACTTGTTTGCAGGGCTCTGTGGAGCCTCTCAAGCGTTCATCGAACATGATTGCAAAGATTGGCTTGTACTCGCCATTGATAACAATCAATTATGTTTCGATGAAGTCATGATCGAGGAATGGAGCAATTGGAAATTGACTTATCACCTAACTGATTTATCTACACCTGGACTATTCCAATGGATTAAAGGTTTTATTCAAATAAAAGAATCTAAATTTGGAACCTTTGACCAAATTATTGTTTGGGCTTCTCCACCTTGTACAGAATTCAGCGATGCCCAAACCCATCGACCCTCGAATCCATCCATGATTCTACTCGAGGACACAATCGAATTGATTGAAAAGATTGCTCCCGACCATTGGTACATTGAAAATGTCAAAGGAGCGATCCGGGAGTTCAAGCCTTACCTGGGAAATCACCATCAAAAGATAGGTCCATTCTTTGTTTGGGGAAACTTCCCAAAGATTTGTGTACCACGTATGATTTTGAA